CTGGCAACCTAGTTGTTTTCAATTTTATTCTAATAATGCTAACTATATGATAAATACGCAATTAATTATTATATTTTCTAATATATTATAATATATGGATATACAATTTTCACCAATAAATAATATTAACTTGGTACAAAGGAATATCAAAGTTCCTAAAAGTATTAGAATTAAATTAATAAGATATCTAAATTACAATATTAAAGAAGATACATCACTAAAAATTAAAAGAATTCTTAAAAAATAACACTATGAATCAAATGTTGTTTCAGTCATAGTATTTTTCTCAACATAATGTTTTCTACATAATGGAATATACTCATCGCTTCCGCCAATTAAAACTTGGTCTGTATTTGCTACAGTTCTATGAGTAAAAATTGCATCTTCTTGACAAACATTACATTTGGATGATAATTTAGTAATAGTATTTGCAATTGGTAGTAAATCTAAAATTTCACCCATTGGTTTCCTTTTATAATCGCCGTCAAGTCCCGTTACAATTACATTAATATTTAATTTTTCTAAACATAATATGCAAAAATTATAAAGATTATTAAAAAACTGCCCTTCATCAATCAAAATATATTGAATAGAATCACTTTCTTGTTTAACTTTAATTTCTTCAAATATATCTTTTAAATTAGATGTTATATTACATTGTTTCTTTTTTAGATTGTGAGAAATAATATAATTATTATCAGTATCAGTATATCTATTATCAATCTCTGGTTTAATTGCAATATATTTAACATCTTTTTTATCAAATGCATCCATAATATCTAATAACTTTGTTGTTTTTCCTGAAAACATAGGACCTAATATTATATCTAATTTCGCACTATTATTCATATTATTAGCTATAGTTATTGGTTATATTATTTTAATTAATCAATATTTATTTATATAGTAAAGATTGACTCCTATAATTATAAATATTAAAAAGACAATAATCAAATAGTATTTACCAACCGACACAGAAGGACATGTCTTTTCTACAGAACATCCTTTTTGTGCAGGACATATAGTTTTAACATATTCTTCTTGAACCGGACATTTCTTTTCGACCGCACATTCTTCTTGAACCGCACATTCTTCTTGAACCGGGCATTTCTTTTCGACAGCGCATTTATCAATCACATCAACTGTATTTATATATAAATCAAGATTGCAGTTTTCAAAAATACAAAATATATTTACTCCTCTTGCTATTTTTATTGTTCCTTTTCCTGTAGCATTAACATTTTTAATGTAAATAATTGAATCTTTTGTAAGAGTACCTATATTAACATTTATCGCTTTACTATCCTTGATTTTTATAAATTCGTATTTGTCAGTTGATTTTAATGTATCACTAAATTGTTTCAGTAACGAACCTAATTTTTTATCCTTTGAATTATCGTCAGACGATCTTATACTTATTGGTTTTGTTGTTTTAATTTTTCCACATCCAAGATCTATTGAATTTAAATATATAATAGAACCATAAGACTTTATTTGCATATTTCCAAGATTTATATTTGAAGCCGTAATATCTGTTATTTTAAATATATTAATTCCAGTTTTTGACTGGTAGATAGCTTTAGATAGATTAATATTTGTAAAATTGGCGCTCCCCCCAGCAAGTATCTTTTTAATTTCAAACAGATTCACTTGAATATCTTTATCTGGTTTGATATATTTTTTTTCAACTTCGCCACTTAGTTTAGTTAACGTACCATTTTCTAAAAGTGATTTATATAAAATATCATATTCTTCATTCATATAAATAGATTTATATTTTATTATATTAGGATTATGGTTTTAATCTTAAGGAGTATGGTTTAATCTTAAGGAATAATTTCGCTATTTAAATAATGAAGGTTTTATCGTGGGTGTCGGGATTATTAATTTAGCATTTATACATAACAAAATTCAAACTGTTTTCTACACATAGGACAAATATATTCTTCCAACATATTAACACAATCTAAACACATTATATGATTACATTCAGTTAAACAATTTGGTTCTTCCAAACAGACACAACATTTATCATTAAATACAATATTATCTGTTTTTATTGTTTTTATTTTTTTATATAATATATATTCATCATTAACAATTTTATATGCAATGTCAATATTGATGGTAATTAACCACTTTATTATAGTTTGCTTAGCATTATTTATATTATTCATATTAATCGTAGGTTTTATTTCGTATAACCACTTTGCTATATCTAAATGACCCTTCATACAACTCCATTTAAATGCATATTCATCCTTAGCACTAATATTAATGGTAGGTTTAATTTCATACAACCACTTAGCTACATCTAAATTACCTTCTCTACAGATGTGTCTAAATGTATATTCATCATCATTACTAATGTTAATGGTAGGTTTGATTTCATACAACCACTTTACTACATCTAAATGTCTGTTAATACAACTAACACTAAATGCATGTTCATTCATAGTACTAATGGCAATAGTAGGTTTGATTTTATACAACCACTTGGCAACATCTAAATGATTATTTGCACAACTCATTCTAAATGCTTCTTCACGATCAGCACTAATATCAATAGTTGGTTTAATTTCATACAACCACTTGGCTACATCTAAATGTCCGTTCATACAACTATGTCTAAATACTTCTTCATCATAAGTACTAATGTCAATCGTAGGTTTAATTTCATATAACCACTTGGCTACATCTAAATGTCCGTTCATACAACTCCGTTTAAATGCGTATTCATCATCGGCACTAATATCAATAGCATGTTTGATTTCATACAACCACTTACATACATCTAAATGTCCGTTTCTACAACTGTATCCAAATGCATATTCATCATCAGCACTAATGTCAATCGTAGGTTTAATTTCATATAACCATTTTGCAACATATAAATGTCCGTTTTTACAACTGAATTTAAATGCGTATTCATCATCGGCACTAATATCAATAGCATGTTTTATTTCATACAACCACTTACATACATCTAAATGTCCGTTTTTACAACTGTATCCAAATGCATATTCATCATCAGCACTAATGTCAATCGTAGGTTTTATTTCATACAACCACTTAGCTACATCTAAATGACCGTTTTCACAACTTTCTCTAAATGCTTCTTCATTATTAGCACTAATATCAATAGTAGGTTTGATTTCGTACAACCACTTGGCTATATCTAAATGACCGTTCATACAACTCCATCTAAATGCATATTCATCCTCAACACTAATGTCAATAGTAGGTTTGATCTCATACAACCACTTAGCTACATATAAATGACCGTTATCACAACTTTCTCTAAATGCATGTTCATCATCAACACTAATGTTAATAGTCGATTTGATTTTATACAACCACTTAGCTACATCTAAATGACCGTTCATACAACTACATCTAAATGCATATTCATCATCAACACTAATGTCAATGGTAGGTTTTATTTCAAGTAACCACTTAGCTATATCTAAATGACCGTTGTCACAACTCAATCTAAATGCATATTCATCATCAGCACTAATGCCAATAGTTGGTTTGATTTCATATAACCACTTAGCTACATCTAAACGACCATTCATACAACTCAATCTAAACGCATATTCATCATGAACACTAATATCAATCGTAGGTTTGATTTCATACAACCACTTTGCTACATCTAAATGACCATTTCTACAACTCATATTAAACGCATATTCATCATCCGCACTAATGTCAATAGTAGGTTTGATTTCATACAACCACTTAGCTACATCTAAATGACCATTATAACAACTCATACTAAACACATATTCATTATCCGCACTAATGTCAATCATATGTTTGATTTCTAGTAACCACATTGCTACATCTAAATGACCGTATTCACAACTCACACTAAACGCATATTTATCGTCAGTACTAATAGTAGGTTTTAATTTATATAATTTTTTAACATCATTAAGATATCCATTTTTACACATAAAGCTAAATAATTTATCGTAATTAATTTTCATTACATTATTAAAATTCATACTATTTATTTATTAAATTTTTATAAAGTAAAAATCAATTTTTCTAATCACAAACATTGTTTATTTACAAAATTCAAACTGTTTTCTACACAGGATAAATATATTCTTCCAATATATTATATTTTTGGTTTAATCTTAAGGAATAATTTCACTATTTAAATAATGAAGGTTTTATCGTGGGATGTCGGGATTATTAATTTATCATTTTGTTTAATTGAATATGCCGATGAACAATGGGAAATACTAGATTGGGGAATAATTAATTTAACTGATCGAGAGAAATTTAAATGTTTAAGCTGTGGAAAGAATGCATCATGTTATACTGATATTAGTAACAATGAAGCATATTATTGTAAAAAACATCTTCCAAAAGATTTAACTCCACCTGAATTCGAAAATTATTTTACTGAAAATAAAAATAACAAATGTAGTTGGTCAACTGAAAAAAATAGTTGTGATAAAAAAAGTAAATATTGTTCTAATGATACTCAATTAACTAACGTATCTTATTGTAATTCACATGCAAAGTCAGTATTCAAAAAAATAACTGAACAATATACTATTAAACCAATCAAAAAGAAATCTGTAGGATGTCTTTCATCAGATGATTTAAAACATGAGTTAGTTAGAAAATTAGAATTAAAAAAATCTTTTTTAGAAGCAGATATTGTACTCATTGAAAATCAACCTAGTATGAAAAATCCAAAGATGAAATCAATATCTTCAACAATTTATGATTATTACTTAATAAGAGGTATATTTGATAAAGAAATTACAAAATCAAAAATTAATAGAGTTAAATTCATGTCACCTTCTAATAAACTAAAATTAGCAGATGATGGTGATACAAAAAAATTAGTAAAATTAAAAGGTGATAGTGCAAAGACCTATAAATTAACAAAGTCATTGGGTATAAAATATTGTAAAGAAATGATTGAACCATTTGAAAACTGGAAAATTGTTTTTAATTCACATACAAAGAAAGATGATTTAGCAGATAGTTTTCTTCAAGGGATGTATTATTTTAATGAAATGATGTAATATAGTTTTCTTTATTTATCGGCGATTGTATCTAAATAGACTTTAAATGGCAACCATATACGATATGCAGATGATTGATTTCGTAGTATATATAATTTTTCAGCATATCTATCTACCATTATAATTTCTTCACCTGAAGAATCTATAAATGTATCTTTTTTATATTTTGTTAGAATAAGGTGGTCATTCTCTTTGTCTATATTTTCAATGTGCATAAATGACATATGATAAGACTTGCTCCATGCAGATGTATCTGGATATTGATATAATATAATATATTCTTTTAATTTTTCTAAATTTTCCCATGTAATTTCATTTGGTGATAATGAAATAAAATTACATAATTCGTCTTTAATGTTAACATCTTTTGGTTCTTCTATATAAAGATGTTCATGTGTTAATATATTTGTAAGATGTATACTAACATTCATATTGTAGGATTCGGATGTGTTCATATACTTTAATAAATTCGCTGAGTAATGAGAGGTATTCATATAATTTTAAATATTACTATTATGTAATATAATTATTCAATTTTTATATTAACTTAGATTTTCTTCGAAAATCTAAGTTGACCTAACTGTTAATAGCGTTTTTCACTTCACATAGTATTGTTAAGAATGCTATCAATTTTTATTCTAAGAAAATCTTTAATAGTGTAAAATTACTTAAATAACTATTTTTATATAATAATAATGGCATATAAAGACGTAATTATCTTAAATGCGGATGATTCATTGAAATATTATAATAAAAAAGAGTATCGTGATGACATTAATAATTTAAATAGAAATACTGGAGTTATTTTTAGTAATTGTGATGAAATTAGTGATGTAAGTGTATTGTCTGAGGCATGTATGGTAAAATTAGAATGGTGTCCTAATATTAGTAATATCTCATCACTTTCTAATATATATGCTTTACATCTATCTGATTGTGAATTAGGATTAGATATACATGCATTATGTAATATTGAATTTCTAAATTTACATTTTTGTAGAATTTTTGGAAAACCGATTTCGGATGTGAGTATGTTGAGTAATGTTCGCGTATTAAATTTATCACATTCAGACAATTTATCTGATGTTAGTAAATTAGGTAATGTTGAATCATTAACCTTAAGAGATTGTTCTAAAATTAGAGATGTTAGTATGTTAGGTAATGTTAAATTTTTAACATTAGATTGTAATAATCTTATAGATTTACATGGATTAAATAATATAGATCACTTAGAATTACATTGTCATAGTATTACTGATATAAGTATGTTAAATAATGTGAATAGGTTATTTTTGTATGATTCATTACATATTACAGATATTAGTATGTTAACTGGAGTCAAAAAGTTATTTTTATTTAATTGTAGTAAGATTATTGATGTCAGTATGTTACATAACTTAGATGTATTATATATTTCAAACTGTAAAAATATAGTTGATGTTAGTATGTTATCAAATAAATGTGAGATTTCATTAACTGGTTGTAATGCAAAGATTACAAATATTGGTTCATTAACTAATATTGAATATGTTTAGACTATCAAAATGTTTGATTATCTTAAAATAATATATTAAATTATTTTTAAGATAATTGATAGTTTACATGTGTAAATATATAAATAAATTAATTATATTATGAACTTTGAATAATATTAAATTGATAATCAATATCTATAGACTGTTCAAAACCTTCTATAAATACATGTTTACAATCTATTTTATAACCTTGCTTTATTAATTCATGTATAATGTATTCTGATGTTATACACGTTCCTGCAATAACAAAATATTTTGGTTCTTGTATACACATATCGTAACAATCACAATTAAATACTTGTTTTATAATAATTAATGTTTTATTAGTAATAAGATTATCTAATTTATAAGGAGGAATACCTATTTGAAACTTTGCATCTGGAAACATTTTTGTTATTAGTGCAAAATCTGAGTCAGGTTCATACCTATACTCGTATTCTATACGTTCATCAAGCTGATTCATTAATATATTACTTTCTAATAAACAACATTAATTATCAATTTTTATTTCACATCTTTAATCTTCGATTAAAGATGTGAACTAACGGTTAAAAAGTGAAACGAAAAATCAAAGATTTTATCGTTACACTTTCCAATTTTTATTTCAACTTACGTAGTATATTAATATTTGCAAAGCAAAAATACGGTTAAAAACATTTAATTGCTTATTACCATTACCTTTTACGAAGTAATGGTAATAGGTAATGGCAATATAAAAGAACGAATTTTTCACTTTGTGAAATCATAGTTACACTTTCCAATTTCAAAAGCGAAGCTTAACTTATTACTACGTAATTATGATTAATAACATTCATCTAAGATGAAAAGTATGAAAGAGTAATATTATATCACATTAAGAATATTTTTTGATATAATAATTTATTTAAATATCAACACTTATAGTTTCATTAATTATTGATAATTCACTTTTCTTACATATTTTTTCAAAATTATCATGATAATTTTTTTGCATCAATAAATATTTTTCTTTTATTTTTTCTGCTATTTCATCTTCGCTTAAATCTTTAAATTCTTCAAAGTCAGCATATCCATTTTCTACTAAATCCTCTACAACATCCTTCTTATGTTTTATTAACCACTTCTTATCTTGATATATTTTTGCATATTTATCATGAATATTTGTTATTTTAACATTATGATTTTCTGGATGGTTAGGATGAAAATGCTTTAATTCTATTAGTCTGGTTATTGCTGACAATGGTTTTGTTAATAATTTTTTAAAAACTTTATCAGTTATATAATCTATATTTTCTGAACCATAATTGGTTATTTGTATATTATTCATTGTATTGATATCTCCATTAGCATTATTTATTGTACATTTATTAATATTTGTTTTACTATTTATTAACTTTTCTATCATATTTTTTAACTCATTGTTTCTTTCTTTTAGTTCTTTAATTATAACATCTTTGTCCATATCTTCTTTCTTTTTCTTACAATAAAATTTCATATGTTTATATTTACCTTGTCTACTTTTAAATTCTTTACCACAATGATCACATTTAGGAGTATTTGGGTCTACAGGTAGTACTACATAGGTATTACATTTATTAACAGATGTATATTGTTTTGCTAACTTATCGAAATTGTTCATAGTTAAAAGTGAATATCTGTCTATCTCTTTTGAAATTGGATTACATAAATTTTTTCTTATTAAATGTTTTTTAAAAACACTTTTATGTGTAGTAGAATATCCACATCTGGCACAATCATAATTTACCATTATATAAACTAATATATATATTTTTAAATATTTTAGTATAATTTTAGTATTATTTTTGTATAATTTTAGTATTATTTTTGTATTATTTGGGTTTACGCCAATAGAGAGGGTGTATATGATAAGTTTTTAATTAGTTATTTCAAAAAATAATTCTATAATCTAAATCTCAAAAATGTGGAAATTACACTGTTTAGAGAATAATACAAATACGATTGATATAAATAATATATAAAGATATTTTTAGTTATAAATTATTCAAAGCCAATGTCATTTCACAAGATTATAGACTCGCGAAATATTAAATTATTTACTAATCTAACGAAAAGTAAAGGGAATTATTTATTTGATTCCAAGGGGAAGAGATATTTAGATATGTATGGGAATATTGGTTCATTACCCGTAGGTTATAATCATAATAGATTACATGAATTAAATTTAAATTCACCAGATATTAAAAAACTATTACTTCATCGTCCAGCACTAGGTGTAAATCCGCCAATTGAATGGAAGGAACAAGTAGAATTATTATATAAGAATTATTGTCCTGATGGACTTGATTTTATGTATGTAGCATGTGGATGTGGGTCGGGTGCTAATGAAAATGCTTTTAAGGCAGCTTTTATAAAATTTGCTCGTAATAATTATTCTGATCATACTATGGAAACTAGACTAAGAACATCTTTAGATAATAACGAACCAGGTTCACCAGATCTTTCTATTTTATCATTTCAAAAAGGTTTTCATGGAAGAACATTAGGTTGTTTATCTACAACAAGGTCAAATGCATGGCATAAAATAAATATTCCTGCTTTTAAATGGCCTGTAGCACCTTTTCCACAATTAAAATATCCATTGGAAGATAATAAACTTTATAATTTTAGTGAAGAAGAAAAATGTCTTGAACAAACAGAAAAAATATTAAAAAATAGTAAAACAATTGCTGGTATGATAATTGAACCTATTCAGGCGGAAGGTGGTGATAGACATGCATCAAATGATTATTTTATTAAATTGCGACAACTTGCATTAGACAGAGATATAACATTTATTGTTGATGAAGTCCAAACAGGAGTTGGTTCAACTGGAAAGATGTGGGGACATCAATATTGGTCGGATGATAAAAAATATCTTCCTGATATAATTACATTTTCAAAGAAGATGCAAATGTCAGGTTATTTTTGTAAAAGTGAATATAAAACTGATAGTCCTTTTCAGACATTTAATACATGGATGGGTGATCCTTTTAAAATAATATTAAGTAATCAAATTTATAACATTATTGTAGAAGAGAACTTACTAGAAAATTCAATAAATATTGGTGAATATTTAATGGATGAACTTTTTAAAGTAGAAAATAAAACTGGAAGAATAAGAAATATTCGTGGGAAAGGATTATTTATTGCATTTGATTGCGATAATAATTTTTTATTAAAAGATAGATTAATTGAGAATAATATAAATATAGGAACATGTGGAAACCAATCAATTAGATTACGTCCATCACTAACATTAAGTCAAAAAGATGTTGATTTTTTTATACATAAATTGAAAAAATCATTATTATAGATGATGTATTTCACCGAAGGTGAATGATATTATCCATAGGATATCCTTGTTCAATACAACTATTATATGATTCAAAACATTATATAATATTAGAACACGATAAAAATTGGCAGGGATATTAGTTTGTATTACAATTGAATAGTACCCTGGTAAAACTCTCATTGATATATAAAAATTGGAAAGTGTAACTATAATTTCACAAAGTGAAAAATTCGTTCTTTTCATCTTTGATGAATGTTAAAATAAAAATTGATAATATTACATGTTTCGTAATTGATTAGTATATTAATGGAAGATTCAGTTAAATTTTATTGTAATGAAAATCCAAAAATTGGAGAAATAGTACAGGTCGTTTTTACTTCGCGACACGACGATTGTGCATCCGGATCCATGACAGAATATAATAGAGATGTTATCATGTCATTTTCGCAAGCAACTAAGAAAAAGAAAATTAGAAGTATTAATAAAATTATACCACTAGAACAACAATTATCAGCAGTAGTCGAAGATTATGATGAAAAATCACAGACAGCAACAGTAAGTAGAGCTTATATAGTTGATTTGGACGATGGTAGTTCTACAAAATTTCTTAATAACCATAAAATATATAATGGAATTTATCAAATTTGTATACAACATAAAATAAATTTTAATGAATTATGGATAAATAAGATATCCCCTTATATTAAAGAACTTGTATCATCTACAGATGATGACACTATTAATGTACTTGATCTATTTATTAATAATATTAATAAATTAGATACACTACTTGAAGATAGTACAATATTAGATGAAATTAAGAATAGACTGAGTAAAGTTATTGTTTCAAATACTATTTATAAGAAACAAATTGGTATTATTTCGAATAACGGTATTGTATTTACTAAACAATTGATTCAAGAATCCATAGATGATGAATCAATGAAAGAGTTTAAAGATCAAATTAGTATCAAATATTTTAATACACCCAACTATATTGTAGAAACAAAGTTATCTGAAGACCTATTAAATGAGTTTATTGAATTAGTTATTCATAATTCTAAAAAAATGAATAACGTATTTGTTAAAATTTAATTAATTTATTTATTACATAATTCTTATTATGCAAATGTTAATTTTGGACTAGTCATCTTATTCGATTTTAGGGCCCTTTTTTTTTTTTTT